ACTTTTACTGTAAGTGCAGTATAATAAACTATAGTGACTGTAAATAATAAGGATTGTTATGAAACTAGAAGACATTCATGAGCTCTGGGGCAACGACTCAAAGATTGACCATACCGAGCTCAGTCATGAAGCATTGCGCATTCCCCAGCTTCATCATAAGTATCTCAAGATATTCACCAACGAGAGACTCGTACTGCGTAAGTATGAGACGGACCTTAAGCGTCTTCGGTTGGATAAGTATGAGTTCTATACCCAGGGTCCTACACAAGAGACTCACGACTTAGGATGGAAACTTCCTCCTATTGGCAAGATACTCAAGACAGATGCAAACAACTATGTTGATTCTGACAATGACATTATCAATCTAACTCTAAAGGTTGGTCTTCAACAAGAGAAGGTTGAGCTTCTGGAGAGTATTATACGTTCGCTAAATAACAGAGGCTACTTGATCAAGTCGGCCATTGACTTCGAGAAATTCAAAGTGGGTATGTAATGGAAAAAGTACATCTGCAATACATTAACGCAGTACACTGTAAAGTGGTCACAGAGCCTGGTATACTTATGGAGCTCTCAGATCGCTTTACGTACTTTGCAGATGGCTATCGCTTTTCACCTCGCTACAAGGCTCGAGTGTGGGATGGTAAGATTCGTCTCATCAACAGACTAGCAGGAACGTGCTATGCGGGTATGGCAAAGCATATCAAAAAGTTCTGTGATGATCGAGGTTACAAGTTCACATTCGATGAACAATTCTTGTATGATAACGTATCTTTGAATGAAGTACAACAGTTTTCTGAGAACCTAGGTCTGCCGGATCATATCGTGCCTCGGGACTATCAGATCGAATCTGTTACCAAGTGCCTTCGCTCTAAGAGAAGAACACTGGTGTCACCCACCTCATCTGGTAAGTCGTTGATGATCTATATGATCACTCAGTGGTACAAGAAGAAGACATTGATTATCGTTCCTACTATCTCTCTTGTGAGACAGATGGAAGGAGACTTCAGAGAGTATGGCTTCAAGGGTAAGTTCAACCTATCCACGGACGGACTCGACAAAGATAATGATGGTGACTATGATGTATGTATCACCACTTGGCAGTCATTAGACAACGGCAAGACCAAGATGCCTAAGAGCTGGTATCAACAGTTCGAGGTTGTTATCGGAGATGAAGCTCATACATGTAAGGCTGCTACTCTTGTCAAGATCCTGACTAATCTTGAGAACTGTCACTATCGATATGGAACAACAGGCACGTTAGACAACTCTACTCTTAACACTACCACGATTGAAGGCTTGTTTGGGCCTCAGTACAGGGTTGTCACTACCAAGGATCTTATGGAACAGGGTCATGTGACCAACCTTAAGATCAAATGTATTGTGCTTAAGTATCCGGAGGAAGTGTGTAAAGATGTAAAGGGTATGAGCTATCATGAAGAGATAGACTTCCTTATCACTAACAAAGAGAGAACCAAGTTTATCAAGAACCTGACACTCTCGCTGAAAGGTAACAAACTTGTATTCTTTAGGGTTATTTCTCACGGCAAAGCCATGGCTGATTCCATTCGCGATGGTAGCGCTGACAATGTCTTTTATATTGATGGTAGTGTTTCCGGAACAGACCGAGAAGCCATCCGCCACGCTGTCGAAGATGAAGAGAATGCCATCCTCATTGCTTCGTTGGGTACGACATCGACTGGGGTAAGCATTAACAAACTACATCATATGATTGCAGCATCTCCTTCCAAGTCTAAGATCAAGGTGTTGCAGTCTATCGGAAGAATGCTTCGTAAGCACAACACAAAACAAGAAGCTGTGCTGTATGACATTGTAGACGACTTACAGTACAAGAGTCACGTCAATTTTACGTTCAAACATTTTGTTGATCGTACTGCAATATACGATAACGAGCAGTTCGATTACAAAATCTACAAAGTGGGAATTAAGTAATGAGTGTTACGTTGTTAAAGCTAATCACTGGTGAAGATGTCATGGGAGACATAGTGAGCGTAAGTGAGGTTACTATATCTATAATGAAACCGCTCAAAGCTGTTGTTTCTACAGAGCGTGGTGTACCATCGATCAATCTAGTCAGGTATGCTTTACTTGGCGACATGGACGATTGTGTTGACTTCAATAGAGAACACGTTATGGCCATGACTAAACCAATGCATAAAGCGCTTGACTATTATACGAAAATATGCGATAACATGTCTGTGGGCTCGAAAAGTATCGAAGATGCTATCGATGGCACTCACGCCGGCTATCCGGATGATAACGACCTAACCGTGCAAGAGATGATAGACTTACTAACAGGTAAAGTGACACTACAATGATTAAGAAAAATTCAGTCCACTATGTAGACAACAAGAAGCTATATGGCGAGATGATTCACTTCACCAACGCCTGTAAAGCTGCAGCTGCCGAAGGTGAGCGTAGACCTAAGGTGCCAGAGTACATTGGGTATTGCATCTATAAGATTGCAACAAGACTTGCTGTCAAACCTAACTTTGCATCTTATACGTACAAAGATGAGATGATTGCTGATGGCATTGAGATCTGTATTAGATACATACATAACTTCGATCCGGAGAAGTCGAGCAATCCTTTTGCCTACTTCACACAGATCATCTACTTCGCGTTCTTGCAACGTATCCAGAAAGAGAAGAAGCAACAGTACATCAAAGCAAAGTCCTTCGAGAATTCTGCTGTGATGAATCAGCTTGTTGACTCTCCTGGCACAGATCACTACAATAGCTTCTATACTATTGACAGCCAGCGCATTGCTGATCTCGAGTCCAAGATTACGCCGAAGAAGTACACAAAGAAACCAAAAGAGCCTGTAGGCATAGAGAAGTTTTTAGGAGATGGAGATGAGCAAAGCTAACATACCTGCTCTGATTACTCAATACCGTGAGAACATGTTAGACGAAACAAATAGCTTGACTATTAGACATAACTATCGTATAACGTTAGAGAACATTCGCGATTACTGCGATAGCGCGATACAAGACTATGATCGCAAACAAAAGGTGAAACCTCGATAATGAAAGTTGCAGTACTTGGCGACACACACTTCGGTGTTCGTAATGATAACAAAGCTTTTCATGACTACTATGAGAAGTTCTACAATGATGTGTTCTTTCCATACCTGGAGAAGAACCAGATCGACACAGTCGTCCAGCTAGGAGACTTGTTCGATCGTCGTAAGTATGTCAACTTCTATACGTTGAAGAGGTCCAGGGAATACTTCTTTGATAAGCTGCCTTGGGCAGGTATCACTATGCATGTGTTCGTTGGTAACCACGACACCTACTTCAAGAACACCAATGAGGTCAACTCACCAGAGCTTCTGCTAAAAGACTTCGCGGACTACATCCATGTGTACACGGATCCTACGGACGTAGAGCTTCCTGATGGCACTCTCGTTACCATGCTGCCATGGATCTGTACAGACAACTATGAGCGTTGCATGGAACATGTTCAGAAGACTCCTGCGCAGATCATGTTCGGACATCTAGAGCTTGCTGGCTTTGAGATGCATCGTGGGGCCATTAACGATCATGGTATGGACGCAAAGCCATTCGATAAGTTCGATATGGTTATGTCTGGTCACTATCACCATAAGTCGTCGAAGGGTAACATTCACTATCTTGGTACACCGTATGAGATGACCTGGTCGGACTATAATGATCCTAAGGGCTTCCATGTATTTGATACAGAGACCAGAGAGCTGGAGTTCATTCAGAATCCTCACAACATGTTCCAGAAGTGGTTCTACAACGACTCTGACTGGGCTGACCAAGAGTTCATGGGTGGCCTCGACTTCACTCTTGCAAAGGACTCGTTTATCAAGGTCGTTGTTAAGAACAAGACCAATCCTTACTGGTTCGATATGTACATCACGAAGCTCGAGAAGGCTGGAGCGTTGGACATTCAAGTTGTTGATGATAACCTCAACCTGCAACTCGAAGACGATGACTCTATCATTGACGAGGCAGAGGATACTCTCACTATCCTAAAGAACTATGCGAGTCAGGTAAGTACTACCATTGATACAAGTGAGCTAAATAAGTTTCTTACCGATCTATATGATGAGGCGCTAGCTGTAGAATGATTTATTTTAAAAAACTAAGATGGAGTAACTTTCTCAGTACTGGGAACGTTATGACAGAGATCCGTTTAGACAAGTCGAAGTCGACGCTCATCCTTGGTGAGAATGGTGCTGGTAAGTCGACTATGCTCGATGCATTGTACTTTGCATTGTTCGGACGTGCGTTCCGTAACATCAACAAACCTCAACTCGTAAACTCTATCACGGGTAAGAATGCTCTTGTAGAGGTAGAGTTCTCAATCGGCAAGAAAGAGTATATGATCCGCAGAGGCATCAAGCCTGCTGTGTTTGATATCACAATCGACGGAGAGCTAATCAATCAGAATTCTACTTCGAGAGAGTATCAAGATGTTCTCGAGAAGACTATTCTGAAAATGAATCCAAAGTCGTTCGGCCAGATCGTCGTACTTGGATCAGCTAACTTCGTTCCTTTCATGCAGCTTCCTGGTCATCACCGCAGAGAGGTTATCGAAGACCTTCTTGACATCCAGATCTTCTCTACGATGAATAGT